CTACTCAACAGACTCCAAATCAGTGGGCTAGAGACTTGATAATAGCTAGAACCACAAAGGTTAATAAGATTCCTCTCTTCTATAGAGAAGCTCTAAGGTTTATGATTTCTAAACTAGGAACCTTGGCATACATTGATTCAGAAACCAATTTAGTAGATGTGAAGTGTATTCACGCTAACCCTGAACGCACTATAGGAAAACTTAAGCAGGAGAATAATATTATTCTTCCTATTATATCTATTAATCAAAACTCTTCTGATGATGATGACAAGAGAAGGAGGGGTGCCCCCCAAATAGTAAATGAAACTTTTTGGAGCGAAGAAAAGCAGCGAGCGGTGAGGATAATTAGTGAAGCCCCCAGACCTGTTAATATTAAGTATGGTATTAATATTTGGGCTAAGTATAAAGCCAATTTGGACCAGCTTTTAGAACAGATTAGACTCCTTTTTAACCCCCATTTAGTGGTTAAAAACTCCTACACTAATGTTGCTCATGTTTTTATAGAGAGTGAGTCGGATAACTCTACAGTAGAAACGGCTGATAGACAAGAGAGGATTATTAGACGCACTATTTCTGTGAAATTAGAGGGGTATATCCCTAACCCACAGTTTTTAATTACTTCTACAGGAGAAATTGAAGAGTTTAATGCAGAAACCACAATCTATTAAAAAAATTGGTTAATTTCTACTCTAGAGAGTGTATATACTATGGAGAATAAAATATGAAGTCCACTAAACCCCAAAAAGTACAAAAGGTTCCTACAAATCTGAAAGCGATCACGAATGTTAGCCTCCAAAGTTGGAGTCTCCCATTTCAGACCCCCACAGGTATTGAAGATACCTTTATTACTCCAACACAAACCATTAAAGTTCCCGCTTCATATATTACAGACCATGTGATTAGATACCAACAACGCAATCTAATTACTATTAAGAACGCATAATAGGAGATATTAAAAAATGCCAAATTTTGTAAGCCCAGGTGTATATGTTATTGAAAAGGATATCTCAGATTATCCCGCACAAATTAATTCTTCTGTGGTTGGAATCGTGGGCTTTGCTTCACGAGGACCGATTGCAGGAATTAATAATCAGAAAGCTACTCTAATCACTAGCCAGCAAGGGCTTATTGATGTGTTTGGAGAGCCGAATGAAGGTATTAAGGGACAGGCTCTTGAAGGTGCGCTTGAAATTTTAGAAGCTACCAACTCTATGAGGTTCATTAGAGTCGCTGATGCTACTAGACTTGCAGCTTCTGCTGCTGTTCAAATAGGGGGCTGTCCTGCTTTCCAGGTGAGTGGTACAAGTACTGGGCCTATTTATGGTGCAGGGGTAGTCCCTGCTGGTAATTTAGGTATGTCGGCTATTGGTAGTGCTGACGGTGAAACTTCTAGTACCCGATTTACCATTACTACTTATGATAATGCCAGAACTAAAATTTTAGATACTAAAGTGTATACGGTTCCTCCTTCAACTCTATCTCTTTCTGCGAGCAACGGGGCTACAACTATTGCTGCTCTTAAAAAAGTAATAGGTGGAGCATTAGATGCAAACAAAGTGGGAGCTTTTGCTGACACAAATACTGTAGATGCCTCGTCCTTTATTGTCGGACTGGCTGCTGGTCAAGCTGCTACTGTGGAATGTAAGATGGAAATCCTGAATGCTGCTTCTGCTTGGGTGGAAGTGGCTGGACTTGCTCCTATTGATGGAGTAGGTGCTTCAGGTACCATGATTTCTGATGGTACTGCTTCTGGAACAAGTGTTGATACTACTACTGTATGTTATCAAGTTAAGAGCCTTTGGCCTGGAGACGGTTATAATGCTGGAACAAAAGTAGATGGAACCACTAGTGGTGTTTCCTTTGAAGTAGCGGTTAATGGTGGTGACAATACTCAAGAACAAGTTAATAACCTGGGTGTCGCAGCAGAAACCTTTAAAGCAGGTATGGTTTCCTCGTCCTTCTTAGAAGATAGTATTGGTACTACTTACGATGGAAGAACTTCGAACTATATCACCGCTAACTTTGCTTCTGGTGAATATGATGACACTATTCCAGTCACTAAGCTGGCCTCATTTGAGAGAAAATTAAACGGGGTTGTTGGCACCGCTATTACGCTTACTGGTGGACAAGGAGCAGGAGTTACAGGAGATACTGTTGACCCCCGCTTTGTTAAGCTGGTTCAAGGTACTTATAACTTAGCTAATGGTGACAGTGGTATTCCTGCTGCCGCTGCTGATGTAGCAACTGCTGTCATTGGTGCTGTTCAAAGCGATGGTGGAAAGACGGGTATTGAAGCTTTAGATGATCCAGTGCTTAATATTTCGATTGCTCTTGCTCCTGGAGCAGGGGTGGGTGATAACCAGACCATTCAAAACGGTTTGATTACGGTCGCAGAAAGAACTACGGACTTCCTTGCTCTTATCTCTCCTCCTTACGCAGTTGGTAAGCCTGGGGACGCAATTGATTGGAGTAACGGTTTCGCTACTACCAGAACTGCTGCTGTGAATAGCTCTTATGCTGCTCTCTATTGGCCCTGGTTAAAAGTGTTCCAAGTGTGGGATGGTAAAGATCGCTGGCTTGCCCCTGAGATCTACGGTGCCCGTCAGATGGGCGTTACGGATTCTGTGTCCGATCCCTGGTTTGCTCCCGCTGGGTTCGTTAGAGGGCGACTCACTAAGCCTACGGACGTAGAGGTGATTCTTAACCAAGGGGATAGAGATTCCATGTACTCTGGTGGAAACTGTCTGAACCCTGTTGTTAACTTCCCCCAAAACGGGATTGCTATCTTTGGACAAAGAACGACTCAGAGACAGCCTACTGCGCTGGATAGAATTAATGTAAGACGCATGATGATTTACATTAAGAAAGCAATTCTTGCTTCTACTCAAAGACTGGTATTCGAACCTAATGATAAGTTTACTTGGACTAGAGTGGAGCAGATATTAAACCCGATGCTGGATGATATTTTACGCAGACGGGGTATTACTGAGTTCAAGGTGATCTGTGATGAGACTACTAACACCCCAGTAAGAATTGATCGAAACGAAATGTGGACGAAGGTGCTTATTAAGCCTACTAAAACCGCAGAGATTGTTATTTTTGAACTCAATCTTACTAATCAATCGGCTCAAATGGGCTAATAGGAAAATATAAATGGCAAATGCAATTAACTCCCCCTACTACTTAGATCCAGAGGATACTGGAAGGGGTAATGCTGGTACGCTAAACAGCGGATTACCTGTAATCTCTGAAGGTTTAGACTCTGTAAGAGCTTATCAGTTTGAAGTTCATTTTGAGCTTCCCGATACTTTAAACCAGGATCCTGGAGGAAAACTTACTCTGGCTGCTAAGAAAGTGACTGCGGTGGGCTTTTCTACGGAAGCTATCGAAGTACATCGTGTAAACGATAAGGTTTTCTATCCTGGTAAGGCTTCTCCTGAAGAAGTTACGGTTACTTTTGATAACTTTTATCAGCCTAAGATTGCTAACACTCTTTGGCAGTGGTTCTCAACGATTTATGACCCTACCAACGGAAAGTTCCTTACGGAAACAAAAGGTGAGAGTCCCTCTAAAGCACCTACTGGAGGTTGGAAATCCCAACGAGCTACGATTGTTGCTTTAGATGCTCAAGGACAGCCCCTGATGGAGACTAGAATGTTTGGAGTTTACCCCATCTCTTGGAAGACTGCTGAATTTAACTACTCCACTAATGATTTCCATACTATTGAAATGACCTTCAAGTATGATTTCATGGAGCATGTCACTTTTGGTGCCCCTGTGGGGGGAGCGTTAGCCTCTCAGTAATAAATAAATAAAATTAATTTGGACAAAGCCCAGCCTAGGACTTTCTGGGCTGGGCTTTTTGCTATAATAAAGTAATTATGGACTACTACTACTCTCTTTTAAATAGTTATGAACTTCTTAAACGCAGGAAATTTAAGCTTTCTTTGAGAGAAGAAGAGGGTGAGGGAGATGCGGCAAAAGTAATCAAGGATACTGGAGATGGAAAATCTCATGATGACCCAGGTACGCTAAATGGTGTAGCGGTTTGGATTCAAAACTTTAGAGCAGGGGGTGGAGCAGAAGAACCAGCAGAAGAACCAGCAGAGGGTAAAGAAATAACTTATATTGGAAGTTACGAAGCGGGGGGTCAAGCGGTGACACTAATGAAGGGGTTACAAGTTGATCCCAGCGATAATGAACTTGCTCAAAAACTAATTACTAAATTAATGGGAGGAGAGGTAGACGTAGGAGGAGGGGAAGAGGTTGTTCAGGTGTCCCCAGAACAGAAGGAGTTAAATGCTGCTGCGGCTCGCATGGATGTAGCCTTACACGGTAACGAAGAGGTAGAAGGGTTACTGGATGAAGAGGGAGGTTCAGATATGCTTCCAGGCTATGAACCCACTCAAAGAACTAGTCGAATAGAGGCTAGTCTTAAATTAATTCAAGCCAAAGCAGCGGGAAAAAGTAAAGAGGGGGAGGGGGTTATGTCTGGTGCGGCTAAGGAAGATACAACAATTACAGAAAAGGTAATTTCTTCTCCAACCCTTGATGCAGGAGAAGCGGCTAAAGGTGTTGAGGCTGCTGTTGAGACTATAGCTCTTGTGAGAAAGATTAGAGCGGGTACAGCAACTCCTGAGGAATTAAAAAAAGCTAGTGATCAACTGGAGGTTACGCGAGAAGGTATTCTATTTAATGGTATTTATATGCAGTATAGATCATCGTCTACAGGGAAGAACGATCCTTATAGAAACCTTGCTGATCAAGTGGATACAGCTATAGTGAAACATAATAAAGGTTGTCCTAAAGAAGGGGCTGGTGCTAATGGAGATGCTGCTAAAGAATGTAGAATTAAACCTCTGAAGGATGAAAATATTGGACGAACTCTTTCAAAGAGGGGTCCTATGTTAGAACATGCCACAGTATTAATTCTTCTTGGTGAAACTTATGTGGATTGTGAAAAGAGTGGGGATGATTGTTCGGATATAGAAGCTAAAATCACACAACAGTTTGAGAAAATGCAGGGGGATGGCTCAATTGAAGAGGTTGAAGCTATGTTAAAAACTGGTTTATGTACTCTGGGTAATAAGTGTTTAGCCAATATTGACGGTGCAGATGATGCAGTTATAACACAACAAGTTCTGGAATATCTTACTGGAGAGGATATAGAAGGCCAACCTATAGAAGGATATGAAGGTCCAGGACTAGACCTAGATATTGCAACTGCTTTAGTAATGCGTGCTGACGGAACCCGAGGTTTAGCTATGCTTGTGGCCTCTAGCCGAGGCTTTACTGGGTACTTAGATACATTAAAACCTGTGGATGCAACTGTTTGGGGGGGAAGTGGGGCTGATTTAAAAGGCCAGAAGGACGATATAAGAATTACAATTCCTGAAGAAAATCTAGAAGAATTTATAAAGGAACTAGAAGATAATATGACTGGCATAGAAAAGGAGTTAGAGGAAGCGGCTGAGTGTGGTGGAGAGGGGATAGGTTTAACTGCTCTTGGTAATAGTATTACTCAAACTAAATTAACTGATCCTATAAGTGAAGCTAAAAAGTCAAAAAAGAAGGCACCTCAGCCTACTATTAAGCAGGGAGAGGGGGAGATAACTATTGGTCTTGAATTAAAGTCTAGAACATCTGCTGTTTCTGGACGAACTAAGGCTGGGGAGGGCACTAATAAAAAATTACTTGAGATGTGTAATCCTAAAGAAGGGGAAGAGGGGAAAGAAGTGGATGTACAGGCTGAAGAAAAGGCTGCTCTAGAAAAAGAATTTAGAGATAAAAATAATGACAGACTTAATGAGTGTCAAGGAAAGCAAACTTATAATAAAGAAGGCCAACCTCAACAAACTGCCGAATCCGCTGCGTGTGCCTTTGCTAACGAGGTGGAGAGTACCCCAAATATGGTATCCTTTAGGGCTCTTTCGGCGGGTAATCCTGTACTAGATGAGGATGATAATCCTCAAGATGGGGCTGGGGAAGCATTAGTGGACGAGTGGTTCGAAAGTAAGACTCCCCCAGATGCTGATGATAAGGAAAGGCGAGATTTAGCTAAATCTGCTTTTGCTAAACTAGGTAAAGGAACCCCACTTTCTAAAAAAGAAAGGGAAGCTATGTCTAAAGTAGGTTACGAATTGGAACAAGCAGAGATTAGCGGTTTGTTAGATGCCGAGACTGATGATGAGGGTATTGTTACTGGTCAGGCTTTAGGGTATCTGTTATATCGACACGCTGAAGATAGTGGATCACTAGATGAGTGTTTAAAAGATGTTAGAGGTTACGGGGATAATACTCAGAAAACAGGACTAATTAATTCTACTGTATATGGAAGTATAGCTATGGTTAATACAGGTCAGGCTTCTGTTAGACGAAAGAAGAAGAGTAATTCCTATACAATAGAAACTAAAGGGAAAGAAGGGAAAGAAGGGGAAGAGGGGAAAGAAGGTGTTGCTTTAATGAAGGGCTCTTTTGAAAGAGGACAATTAGTTACTGAGATGGAGCCTGACTCTATGGCAGACACTCAACTGCGTAGGAATACAAAGGCTCATTCCTCTACTGCTGAGTCTATAATGTATGAATTTTTACAAGGACAGAAGGCTCTCTTAGAAAAACTTCTTACTCAATCCACATAGAGTCCCAGCATTTTAGAAGTTCTTCGAATAGATATACTCTATATGTTTTATTTTTGTGTATGTCTATGTATTTAAGGGTAGTTTCAAAGGGAATATCTTTAGGGACTATTGCTAGTGTTGGTTGTCTATCCTGTTTAAATATAACCATTGGTATTTTAGAACACTTTTGAGAATCTTTTTCACATTGTTCTATAAATTTCCATATCTCTGAACTATAATTATATAAACTATAGAGATTTATATTATTGTATCCTTTTTTACATTCAATACAGAATTTAAAGTTCTGAGGTGTGATTAAATCCCCATAAATTTTAAGGTGTTCGGGCAGCGTGTGGGTGGTGGCGAACGCACCAGATCCAGGACTTCTTGAAAATTCTTCGGTCTTGAATCTATCATTGAGTAGCCGCGCAACCTGCCGCTCAAAAGTGGAGCCCTTAGCTCTGCTGTTCTTACGCTTAGGCTTTTTCCGCAGGTCACTTAAATCGTATTTATCCTTCATACTTATTCCTTTTGTACTATAATAGACTGAACAATCATGACCCAAGATTTGAAATTCGCCTTCCATCCCCAGAATTGGAAGGTAACAACCGAGTATCGGAGTAAAAATAGAATGAAATTTACATTAAAATTAAATCAAGAAGAAGCGGAAGCCTTTAGAAATTTCGCCAATGCTGTTAAGCCTGACCAAATAGATATGAATGATTTCGTGCGCTCTATCTTCTTTAATGGGGTACGATCCCTTGAACAAGAACTCACGCAAAACATGGTACAGCACATGGAAGAACACCGCGCAGAGTATGAAGCTTCTGGGTTTACCTTTGATGCTTCGGGGAACTTGACGGGTGTGGATGAAGCAACGGCCAGTGGTTCTGTCGAAGTTGTAGAATAATGTACGCACCTATTTACCTGCGTACTGAGAATGAGCTTAACAAAATTCTCAAACGGCAGAGAAAGACGAGGCAAGATTTAGGGATATTGTTTGTTTCCTTGTGGGATCCCCATTCTAAGACTCTTATGAAAGAGGTGAAGAGTAAGCTAGTTGGTGACGACCACTATGCTAAACCCCTTTACATTGTGGACAGCTTTACTATGCCTCACGCTTTCGTTATCTTTAAGACCACTAAGCTGCCTCATCTTGTGCAGTTCAGAAGGGGCTCCTTACTCTCTGAAGATTATCTAACGAAAATTTATAAAGACTTAGGGCTGTAGATCTTTTTTTAAGTCCTGATAATCACTGATCTTCTTTTCGTATTTTTTATTCTTAGTATAAAGTAGTTTTAAATTGTTCACTATAACTGTGGTAAAATAATTAAATGCTGACCCTTTATTAGCTTGGAAATTTTTGAGTGTCTTTAGAACTAACAGAAAGCACTCCTGTTTCGCATCATCCTTATCAATATTAAACTTAAAACTCTCAATAATATTAGTGATTAATAGATCAAATAGCCCCATCAACTCGTCTTCATGTTTTTTATTATCTTGAAGATAGAGAAGAATAGTTTGTTCAAACTTTTTGTTATCTATATAGTTCACTTTTTTACCCATACCCTATAATAGACTGATGAGTGAGCTTCAAAACATCTACTCTGGCCTTAAGCCTAGTTGTAGTAGCCCTTTGTGTGAAGGTTGCACTATTCTTACCCAGAGTAAACCTGAACATTCTTATATAGATTACTCTTATTTGGAGCCTTCTCCTGTATTATTTTTATCGGATTCCCTTAAGTATAAGTACGGGAACCTAACCCCCTTCTCTAAGAAAGAGAAAGCCCTTCTGGATAGTTTGTACCCAGACCGTGCAGAGTATTCAGCATCGGTTAAGTGTCCCTCTGTCAAGGAGGGGGATATGACCCCAGCTAATATGGTGCTGTGCAGACAACATCTTGAGGCTACGATAGATAAGGTACAGCCACTCCTTGTCTATGCGTGTGGGAACCTAGCTATGAAGATGCTAATTAAGAAGAGTGGCATAACTAATAAACGAGGTAATTCCTATGAATTTACTACCACTCTGGGGCATTCTTGTATCGTTGTCCCTATCTATCATCCTTATGCTGTACTTAAAGAGCCTAGACATAGATACTTGTTCGAAACAGACATTAAAAATGCATATGAAAAATATGTACTTGGCAAAAAGAACGAAGGGAACTTTACCTACAAGTTTGCGGAAACACTAGAAGATGTTAAGAAATTATCAGAGAGGTGGTCCTCCTCTGAGGAAACCTTAGCTGTAGACATTGAAACTACTGGATTAAATTTCCGTAAAGATAAGATACAAACTATTGCTATCTCTTCTGAGGAGGAGAACTGGGTTATCCCTCTCGACCACAAGGACTCTCCTTTTAGGAAGGGAGAACCCCACTATGCAGAGGTTTGGGTTCTTCTTCGTCGCATCTTGGAGAACCCTAAGAATAAGAAGGTGTTTCATAATGCTAAGTTCGATCTAAAGTTCCTGTTGGACTACGGAATCTATACTAAGAATGTCTGGGACACTAAGATCATGCACCACTTCATTAATGAGACGGCCCCTAAGAGTTTGATGGATTTGGTCAAGCTATACTTTTCTGACGAGTTGGAGAATCTTTAATGCTTACGATTAGTAACCCCAAGACTTTTGATTGGGCAAATATGTCCTTGTCGGATTGTGTGGAGGGCAATGCTGCGGATGCTTATTTTACCCTAAAGTTATTTAATCTTATTGAAGAGAAGATTAAGGACTTGGGTATGGAAAAGCTTATTTCTACCCTCATCATGCCCTCCCTTTCGACCTTCTCTGAAATGGAGTACGAGGGGATGCTTGTTAGCGAGGATAAATTACAAGAGGTGGCAAGACACTTGTATGCAGCCAATATTGAAGAGGAGGATAGCTTGTATGAGTTTGATCAGGTACTAACTTCAGATAATTTCTCCTCCAATAATGACCTCATTGAGATATTATATACAAGAGAGGGCTCATTTGAGATGTACCCCCCCGACCGTACAGGAAAGGGGTCTCCGTCTGTTTCTGCCCCAACACTTAAACTATTACTGGATCAGATCGAAGAGGAGTTGAAGAAGCGTGGGTAAGTGGGCACATAGGGACGAAGGTAAAAAGATTAGCCAGTCGGTCCTTCAGGGGAAAACTTCCGATGAGCTAAGAAATGCTCACAAGTTCCTAAAAGGGCTTCTTAATTTACGCAAGTCTCAGAAACTGGAGAAGACCTACATCGTAGGGACTAAAAAAGCTATTGCCTATAACGAAACTCCTAAAGTATTCGTAGACTACAGGTTTGATGGGACTGCTACGGGAAGGTTGTCGTG